GGCTACCCAAAAAATGCCACTAAATACTAGGATGGTGGCTCTGGCCATACTACATTCCTTGGGTCTGTGGTGTTAGCTGGTAGGTCTCGTAGTTGTTGGCGGTACACTGCCCAAGCTGCTGCGTCTACAGGAGCGTCAGGCACTTGGGTCCAGTCCGAACCCTTAAGTCTTCCGTCCCTTACCATTTTTAAGTCTGCCCAAGCCTTGTCAATAGCCTGTTGCTCAAGCACAGAATCAGGTTTTCTTTGAGCCTGACCGTTTACGATTATGTACTCTTTGGGGTCAAAGTCCCCCTCTATGTAGTGTTCTTCTGCGCATTGCCCATCACCTGACAAGCTCATCCGCAACCTAATCTCCCCAGTATCGGGGTCATAAACCGTATATTTCTTACTCATTTAAATAACCTGTGGACAACCAAGTAACACTCAGCATTGTATGCAGTGCTAGAGGAACTAGAAGACCTCCTCACCTTGCCCTCCACGTTGAAGTTTGAAGCGCCGACTGACCCCTTAAACACAATAACAGTCCTGTCGCCTACCGCCCCATCACTATACCCCCATATCTCGTTGTAGCCGGGGGCAGTCGTTTCTCCATCGACTGACGCAGAACAAAGGAGAATATCCCCAGAGGTGGGAGTGCCAGTAATCTCAAAGTTGGCCTCTAGTACAATGTCACACGCTTTGTTGTTAGAGATTGTTGTGCTAAACACTGCATTACTTACTGCTGACGGAACAGACGTAGCGGAAAAGTCAACTGCTACAAGTTCAGATACAGCGTTATCGCCAATCTTATCAGTGACTACAGCAGCGGGGAATATACTTCCGGTCTGCACTGCTTGAGAGGCTATTTGAGTGTTAGTTACAGCGTCAGCAGCAATTTTAGCTTCGGTAACTGCGTCATCTTCGATGTCACCAGTGGTAATGTCTTTCACAGTGGCGTTAACAGGACCAACCAAGGAGCCTAGTGTGTTGTTTGAAGTATCATATGCTTGCGCCCAGAAATATCTCTGATCGTTAGCACTAAGACCACTTAGTACAAAAGACTCTCCCGTAATGTTTTGCTGACTAGCCCCGCTAATAGTAGAGTTCGTGTCGTAGTAAATCTTAGTGTAGCTAAAGTCATTGTTAATAGGGTTAGTCCAGTTGACATAAATCTCTCGTACACCACCAGAAGCAGTCAGTCCTGTTACGTTAGTGGTAGAGTTTACATCACCAGAGCCAGCAATAACCGTAGGGCCAAGGACACCGGGAAGAGTGGTGTTGTCAGACTCAAAGGCTACATCTTGATATTCGTCATAAGTTGTAGTAGTAGTTTCACGCAGAGTAAGGTTTGTTTGTAAGTCGCCCCCATCTACAATACCAAAAGACCACTGCACAACCTCAAATATTTTGTTAGAAAAGCCTAAACGAGTGTTGGTGATGTTTACAATGTCGCCTACCTGCAAAGCAAAGGCTTGGAGACCAAAGGCTCCTGTCAAAGTAAGCTGACTACGGTTACGCTCAAGAGCAATGTTAGCCAGTCTCTGAGCTTCACCGGGAGTGTCAGTAAACGGCAAGGGTAAGTCCAGTACAGACTCTAGCCCCCCGTCTACATCAATAAAGGTCTGGCTAGAAACCAGAGGATAGTCGGTCATCTGGTAATTACTAGCTGGCCCCTTGAATACCCCCCGTACTCCATTGAAGTTGTCCCTACGAGAATGGCGAGTAGAAACGCTCAAAGGAGACCGTAGATCGTCCTCAGTCAGTGTTACAGTAGGTGCAACATACTTACCAGCCAACATTCGCCACTGACCCTGTGCGTACCATAGAGTACCTGCACAGGTGCCTGTAAGCTGAGTTAGCAAGTCGATAGGTGTCTGGGAGGTTAGCCAAGCACCGTTACAGGTGTATCTAGTGCTACTATCAGTGGAAACAGTTTCATCACAGATGTTGGCTGCTGTAGACACTTTAGTGTCATCAATATTGGTAGCAGACTCACCAAGGCCATAGTCAGAGTTGGTTAGGTAGTCACGAATAATCAGGGCCGGATTGTCAGACCAAGCTGTGGTGGCGGTACGAGGGTCATATACTTTCTTGCCTCGCACAATCGCAGTGACTGAAGGTAGGCCATTTTGGTAACGGTTAATGTCTCCCTCTTCTTCAGGGCGGTCAAACTTGAACATAACAGCCAAGTGAGCAATGCCCTGTAGCTTGTGGTTAGCAGTCCACTTACCGCCACCAAAAGACACGCCATCAATAGACAGGCTTTGCCCATTAAGACTGGTGGTATGCCCACCAAGCACCTTACGGATTTTAATAAACCCGCTAAACCGAGTGTCGGCACTGCCAATGACGTTGCCGTTCTCATCTACCTCTCGGACCTCAGCTACGTTACCGTCTGAGCCAAGAGATGTTACTTTGTAGTTGTCAATGTAGATGTCTTCAAAGGCGTCGATCTCATGCGCTGCATAAGCAACGATACGACTCAGGTATTTGTTATCTGTGCCATGCGCATGGTCAAAAACAATAACACCACCAATCTTAGTCTTGCCATAGACAACCTGATGATGAAGGGCAGAACCCTTCTGGTTTACTGTGTACCCACCAGTAGAAAGCCCAGCCACTTTGGACTGAAGCTCTTCTACCTGCCGTTGGTTCTGATAGGCTAAGTAGCCTTGGCCAACAGCACCGATGGTAATAAGGGCTAACGAGCCAAGCGTAGCTGTGCCAATAGTAGCTGCGGCACTAAGACCAGCAATACCGCCTAGAAGGGTAGCACCAACAGTAACTGCCATACTATTTTCCTATATACTTGGAGTACACTCGCTCGATTAGGCCAAAGCCTAAGAACTCCATCAGCTTGTCGAATGGTTTGTGTACTTTTGTATTGATAGTCAAGACTGATACACCATCTTCTTTGAGACATTTCTCTGCAAACTGTATTAGCTTGATACCAGTGCGACCTTTCCTGTAGTCAGGGTGCAGGAAGATAATATCGTTAGAAGCGAACAGGTGGTCCTTGTAGTGCATGTTGTGTTGGATAACGACTACAAAGTAACCTACCAACAAGTCACCTTCTCTGGCTGTAAATATCTTCAGCACACCAGCTTGCTCTAAGACGTAATAGGCATCCCAGTCTGGGTTTAACTTAATCTTGTCTTTGTTAAGGGCAATATCTTCCCAATGCTTTTGTATCAGTGGCCGGATGTCGTTCTCAACTGTAGGTAAGAACTCTTGTTGATACTTCATTCGGGTATAGACCCCCATATAATTTTCTTGGTCTGAAGGCCCTCTACATAGTCTAAGCCTTTGTCTCCAGCGTACTTATCTTTCTGGTATGCAGAGGTGTAACGAGTTGCTGCTGGACGCTCCAAAGCTACCAGCTTATTCTCTACAGTTATTACAATAGTGCTGGTCTCAGGGCCTTCGTCAATCGTCATCTGGTCCATATAACCAGAAAACACTTCAACATAGTTGGCAGGACTGCCCATAACACCGAAGTATATCTTACAGACTCGACCTTGATACTGTGTCTGTAGGGCATGACTAAGTAGGCTTGACGGGACGCCACTCATAGTAAGGGTAGCCCCCCTAGCTGAAATATCGGCTGTCTCTTCGATAGCCTCAATCTGTAGCAAGGCACCAGCACCCTGATAGGTCTTGCTACCGATAGTCTTGTCACCAACGCCAGTCCACAGGTATAGCTCGCTAGGGGAATCAAAGAGTAGATCAACAGCGAAGAACGGCTCAATCTCGTCAGCCGTCAACGCTGTCTCTACTACAGAGGTAAGGTCTCTGCTCATTTGATCTCAGCTTTAGCCGTTACTCGACCGTAGATCGCCAATGCACCACCAGCTACAGTGATACCCTGCATGATAAGTTCTACGATCTGTGCCTGAGAGGCTGCGTCAATGTTGACGCCAAAGGTTGCCAAGGTAGAAGAGGCAAGCATAAGCAACACTCCCCATACAGTCTTGGACATGAACCATTTCTTTTGATCTAACATAATATTCTCCTAAGAAATTTTAAACCTGTGTTTAAAGCGGATCACCGCCACGCCGCCATTATCGCAGCACCTTTACTGGCACCTTGGTCATGAGTTATTGTAATGGAGGTCGTGGTCCCGGTGGCGACGGTGGAACCGCCCCTACCCTGAGCCGCAGCGTCGGGAGCCAGATCCCAATCCTCGATACTTGTGCCGTTGTGGGTAACATCCCCGGTATCATCATTTGCATGCCCCATAACGGCAACACAAACATCGCCGACCTGTGTTGTTAGTGAGAGGTTGTAAGGCTCTTCAACGCCGGGTCCGATGGTGTCGGTGGCATACGGCGTCAGAGATGACGCACCACTAAGCGCATACACGCCAAAAGCAAGACGGCTGCCACCAGGCCCAGAGCTAAAAGTGAGAGAGCTTGGCATAGATGTGACTTCTGCGTTCATTCCGAAAACAGTAGCGTGTTCGTTGCCATCATCAAGGTTCTCATGCCTTGTGTAACTGTTGCTGTCGGCGTCCCCCAAGGCCAGAAACGATCCGTTATCTCCGCCAGCGGTTATTATTAGCGCAAAGCTGCTGGCGCTGGGGGCAGACAGGGAGCTTATGTTTACAGTGTGAGTTCCGCTCAGGCCTGATCCTTCGTTAAAACTCCCGAGAAATTCCAATTCCAGCGACACACTAGCAGCCGACGAATAAGACCCGATCAGGGCTTGCATCATAACCATTAGGTAAGTCCTACACCGGAGATTACGAAGGTGTTGGTGCCTACACAAAGTACAGTACAAAGGCCGTACTGAGCCAATGTTCTGTTGCCCGTACTAGCGACCCCCGCTTGTCTGAGTGTTACGCCCGTGCCTTGCGTGATGGTTTGGTTACTTGTCGAGTTGTTATAAATGGTGATTGCGTCTCCGGCAGTAAAGTTGGCTGTAGTCGAGGGGGGAACAGTCACCCCGCCAGTAGTGATGGAGATGTGCTTTCCGGCGTCGCTAAGAGCCAAAGTGTAGGCGGTGGTTTGGGAGTTCTGCGGAATATCCCGCACGTCGCCTTTACTGTCGGTGATAGTAGTCCCTGTGATGGCTGCTGCTGAAGCTGCGCCAATAACAGTACCATCAATACTACCACCATTAATATCGGCTGTAGTGATGGCTACAGAGCCGATAGTACCGCCCTCAATTTTATCACCAGAGATTTGATCATCAGCAAGGGTAAGAGTGCCAGCAGATACATTAAGGGTCTTGCCAGAGCCTACAGTTACACTGCCAGTGACATCACCTTCAATATTTGCTACAAGGGTGCCAGTTGTAACCGTAAGGTTTCCTGTAGAGGTGCCAGTTGCAGTTGTAGTGCCTAGTGTAAACTTGTCTGCCGACTCGTCCCACCCAATAAAGGCATTGTCACCTGAAGTGCCACGTTCAATAACTAATCCTGCGTCATTGAGCGCACCAGTAGTAAGCCCACTAGAAAGCTCAATTAAGCTGTCCGTTACAGCCAAGTTAGTGGTATCGACAGTGGTAAGAGCGCCGTTTATTGTCAAGTCGCCAGAGATTGTAGCGTCACCAGCTACCTCAAGGCCTGTGCCGTTTATGAGCTTTAGAGCATCAGGCGTAAGTCGTGCAGCTATCAGGTTAGAGCCATCCGCTCGCACCATAAACTCAAGCAGACCATCCTCTGTGGTGTCTGTGACATCAGAGGTCTTACCAGTAATCTTAGCGTAAATTACTCGCTGTCCTACATCGTTCTCACCAGTAAACTTAATCTGGCCGAGGTAATCACCGTCCGCAGGGCTGGTAGAGTCCTTACAAAGCTCGATAACAGGAGAAGCTGCCGAGCTAGTCTCTGTGGAGACGATCTTGAGAGAGGCGTCAGTAGTGCTGGTGTGGTTAATGTTTAATGCACCAGAAAGTGTAGCACCTGCAAACTGTGGAGTCTCCGTAGTTGCTACATCCTGCCCAATAGCGACAACACCATCAGTGATAGTTACACCAGTGCCACCTGTGAAATGCGCCCTAGTTTCAGCAGCAGAGGGTCCGGTATAGGTAAAGACGCCAGTACCACTGTTGTAGGAAAATGAACCATCGCCCCCTGCATCAGTAGCGCTTACCTCTCCACGAACAGACGTAGTGAAGTCAGCAGGAGCAGCTTGGTTACTACCGTTGCCAAGGAAGAAGTTACCATTATTCAGGTTAGGTGTAGCATTAGCACGACCAGCACCAGTAACAATAATACTGCCAGCACTAGCGTCTGACTTAACAACCTTGCCAAGGTTCTCGATTAGGTTACCTTCTCCGGTAAGATTAGAGAGGGACGTAGTAAACCCACCACCGTTAGCTACATAGAGCGTATCACCAGCGGTGTAGGTGCTTGTGTTAATGCCCTTCAGGAAGCCAGAGACCACTACAACACCAGTACCCCCACTAGCGGAAATAGCCCCCTTAGTGACACCGATAGCTGGCATAGTGCTTGCACTACTAGCGTCAGCAGGGGCAATAGTGATGTTCTGCCCACTTACACCCGTCTGGTAGACCGGAGTACCAGCAGCAATAGAGCTTCCCGTATTGTTTGTTGCGCCTACTTGTACCGGAGGAATATCGTCAAAGGTCAGTTCACCAGCGCCATCTGTAACCAGAACCTGTCCGTCTGTGCCGTCAGAGATAGGCCAGTTAAGACCGTCAAGGACAATCTGACCATCGGCATCAGGGGTGATAGCAATGTCACCACCACTGACACTGACAATGGAGTTACCGTTTACGTCTAGGTTGCCGCCAAGCTGAGGAGTAGTGTCCTCAACTACGTTTGCAATGCCACCCCCGGCTGAGGGGGCTTCTTCAATCAAGTTGCCTGAAGAGTCTACAGCCAGTAGTTTGGCAGCAGTCCCGGTGTTGTTACCTTGTCCGTAGGCTTGCAGCGTTACAGTGCTGCCTACATCTAGGCCATTCTTTACCTTAAAGTCTTTATCGTTTGCCATAGGTTCACTATCCCCTTGGGTCAGGCGTTAGTTCTTAGCGAGTACCAGAGAGGTCTGGAACTTAGTAGAAGTAGTAGAGGCTGGCGTTACCAGAATACGGACATTGCCAGAGTTGATGTCTACGTCATAAGTAGCAAGAGACGAGCCAGTCAGAATCTCACCAAACTCCGTAGCATAGGCAGTGGTGCCATCATGCGTCACAAGCAGCTTGGTCAGATGACGGGTAGAGCCTTGAACCGCTACTACATTAACCTCAGCAGACGCATAGGTGGTAGCTGAGAAGTTAGTTACCAGAGGGGTCTGAGTTGTAGACGTAGTGGTCAGAGTTGCACTGCGATGAACATGCTGCCCTTGAATGAAGTCGTCCGTTACGGTCAGGTCACTGCCAATGGTTACATCGTCTGGCAGACCAATGGTCAGAGTGTCGGTAGCACTAACAGCAACTTCTACTTCGTTAGCCGTACCATTAACAGTAAGGGTATCGCCCCCTGATACAGTCTGCGTAGTAGAGCCGTCAGTAATGTCAAAGCTAGTGCTGATTGCAGCAGTACTAGCCGAAGTGATACGACCTTGAGCATCTACAGTGATAGTAGGAATAGCTGTTGCGCTGCCGTAAGTACCCGTAGTAACACCCGTGTTAGGCAGGGAGTAGGTAATAGTCCCGCTACTCTCAGCTACGTCCAGATGACCGGACGTTGCCGCAAAGGTAGCAGTACCGCCAGAGGTAAGGTTTGTGGTGGTAGAACCGTCTGTGACGCTGATAAGAGTGTCATTAGAGGTCAGGAGGTCATAATAAGTGGTGCCAGCACCGGATACGTCATTAACTCGCCAAGTATCAGAAGTCTCATCCCAGATAAGGAAGGCGTTGTTGGCCGTACCACGCTCAAGCTCAAGACCACCATTCTGACTTGGGGTGCCAGTCTCATCGGAGTTCAGCACAAGAATGCTGTCACCGATAGACACGTTGTTTGAGTCTACAGTGGTCGTCGTACCTGTTACGGTCAGACTACCCTGAATAATCACGGTGCCATTAGTGCTATCATCGCCAGCAGGGTCGATGTAAAAATCACTTGGGCCGATAATTTTGCCTGTACCACCGATGGTCAGGTCATTGGCAATAGTGACATCGTTGGGAAGTCCGATGGTTGCCGTTGAACCCTCGCCGGGAGTATGAGTAACCTCAATCTCGTTGGTGGTGCCAGAGACGCCAGAAACGTAGTTACCCGTGGTATGCGTACCAAGAGTTACAGCATCGTTCGCAATGTCCAGAGTAACCGCTGCACTCTCAGTACCAGAGTTTGCTACAGTGATACGGCTACTACCTGCATCAGCAATAGTGGCAACATAGTTACCAGTGGTCATTGTACCAAGAGTAACAAAGTCGTTTGGTAGAGTGCCAGTAAAGTTGGCTGCGTCTAGGTAGTAACTACCATCTTGTCCATCAAGTTTGTCTGAGTTAAGGTTGGTAACTACAGTACCGCTAGAGACAGTAAAAGGGGCCGTACCAGAAGCTAGAGTAGACTTAATCTGGTCGGTAACCTGAATAGTACCATCAACCTGAAGATTGTCTGTATTGTTGTCAGTAGTCTTGTTTACCAGAACTCGGCCATCTGACTGTAGCCCATTCTTGACTACGAATTTTTTGTCTGCCATTAAATTGTCCTCGTTTAAGGCTTAATGAGTGTCTTTAATACTTTGAAGTTTGTCGAGTTTGTAGAGACGGGAGTTGCATCAATATGGACAAAGCCTGATCGAATAGCTGCCTCGAAAGTTGCGAGCGGGTTAGAGCCAGTAAACAAGTTACTGTATTCGGTCGTGTATGCGCTTGAGGTATCATGCACTACACTAAGCTGACTGACTTGAACCTCTGAGGTTGCATTGTCTTTAACTTGAATGATCAGCTTACCAGAATTAAAACTAGAAGCGTTAAAACTTGCCACAGAGGTTGCTGTGGTAGTTGTAAGGGTGGTCTGTTCAGCAGAGGTCTGCTGGATATTGTTCACCTCAATGGAGTCTACAACAGTGTCGTCTGCTGTAAGGTCTCCTACGGTGATCGCATTAGTGGTTGTGCTACCACGGCTAGTGACATCATCAAGAGTATCCGAGACACCAGAGACGTTGACAAAGCTGAAGGTGTTGTCACCATCAGACTGAAGCACTCGGCCAGTCTGAGCATTGGAAGTGTCTACATCGCTAAGGCCAGACAGGAGGGTAGTGCCAACAGGGCCTTGTGGGCCAGTGTCACCTTGAGGGCCTGTCTCACCTCTTGGGCCTAGGATCTCAAGCACAGAGAGGGTAACTGGACCCTCTGGCGTAACCTCTAGATTGGCATTCTCGACAGTGAGAGAGAGTTCGTACTTTGCCATTAGACCCTCGTAATATCTTTGATTACATTGATCTTGAACGTCTCAGAAGAACTGGTCTCGTTGCTGCCATCAATAAGCTGTACGTCACAGTCATACTTGCGAGTATCCCACTCTGCTGTAGCAGTGGAGGATGCAGACAACTGGAACTGACCAGCAGCGGCGTCAATCAGTGTATAGGTCAGGCTTCCGTTAAAGTTATCAGTGGTCAGGAGAGTGTCTGTAGAGTCTCTCAACTGACTGGTGATTGTGTAGTTGGTGATGTCTACCGCAGAACCATCCCTCTTTAGCTGGAAGGTAAGCTCTAGGGTGTCACCCTTCTTATGAGTGATAGTTGTCATTTTATTTTCCGTCAGTTATCTATCAGCCGAGGCTTAACAGTCTGTTCTGGCAGCATTGACTGCGCCTCATTAATCTTGACCACTTCATTGCGGAAAGACTCTACCGCCGCCCCTGTTTGCCGTTGCTGCTGAGAGTTCTCAATCGTAAGGATGGGTAGCCATGCCATAGCACAACCCCAGTCATCTACCTCTTGTCCAGTATTCGGGTTTGTCCCCCTGAGTTGAATATACCAAGCACAATCCAACTGTCGGCATGGCTTGAACTTGTCGAGTGGGCAATTCTGTTTGGGTTCAATCTTCATTAGTCTTTTGTCGCTATAATAAGGTCTACATACTGAACGCCTACGTTCACAGAGCCAGACCAACCGTGATTGTGGCTACCACCGCCACCTGTGTTAGATGTACTTCCTGATACACTTAGAGAGCCAGAGGAACCCGTGCTATTAGGAACTGTAATCGTAAACTGACTAAAATCACCTTCATTGGGGGCCTCAGCAACTGTACCGTCACGCCCTCCCGCAAAATCGCCATCAAAACGACTTACGGCATAACTGCCCCCTGCGATAGAGTGACTGTGGCTTGCGGCAGACAGATTACCGTCGCCGTGATCGTGGCTGGGAATCTGGCTTGTTGTCAGGGTGTGGTTAGCCACACTACCACTAACAGTCCTCGAAGTAGCAAACGCAGTTGTAAAGGCTACGCTACCACCTGATCCGGCTGTGCCTGTAACAACACGAAGAGCTTTGTTGTTATGGCTAGTAGTGTCTTTCGTCCAACCTGTCGGTGCGGCTGTCTGCTGAAACAGCATCTTAGTGCCAGAAGGAACCCCACTAGAGGCTGCTGTCGTACTAATCTGTACGCTGGCGGAACCGTCAAAAGTAGTGGATCCGGTTACATCGCCTGTAAGCTCGATTGTTCTGGCTGTAGAAAGCCGAGTAGCTTCGTCAGCAGTGCTTACGGCGTCGTTGACCTGAATGTATTGCGTGCCACTCCAACGGTAAATATCATTGTTTGTCGTATCTACATAAATCTTACCAGTTTCACCTGTGGATGGGAAACTAGCGACATTGGTATATTCGAGAACATCGTCTACATAGCTAGGAAGCTGGTTGGTCGGGACTAATCCACTACCGTCAAGCTCTGCAACACCGTTGTTGGCCCCCTTAAGTGTGGAGGCTAGATAATCGCTGGCGCTAAACCCTAAGTCACCGAGAGTAAGGTTACGCTGCGCCAGACCAGTCGTATGCCCATAATCGTCTACAGTCACCTCACTGATCACAGCAGCCCCAGTCAGACCAGAGATAGACGTAGCAGAAGATACATCTTCGTGGTTGATGGTGATGGTGCTGTTAGTGGCTTGGTCTGTGGTAAAGCTCCCACCGCCCGTCAGGACGTTACCAGCGGCAATAGTCACCGTGGCATTGTTTGGTGGGGTAGGGGTCAGAACGCCTACTGTGAAGCCCTGAGACCCTGCCAGCGTAGCTCCTATGCTCGTTCCTGCAAGGGTGCCAGTCAGAGAGACATTAGCAAGAGGGTTTCCAGAAATGCCGGTCAGTGTCAAAGCGGCCATTATTAGTCCCTCGTAATATCTTCAATAACAGTGATCGTGAATGTATCAGAGGAACTAACTGAGTCTGGCGTAGCAGAGGTGTCGGTAAACTCGATGTCTACGTTTAACACACCTAGAGGCCAGTCTTCTGTAGCAAGCTGCCCTGTAGGCAAGGCTGCATAAGCGGCCTCAGACTTGAGGTTAAACTCACCATTTGCAGCGTTGGTGATGTTGACGCCACTATTAGTCTCGTCCCAAGTCACCTTTAGAGTGCCAGTAGCATCTCTGGCTTGCGCTCGAATATCGTAGTTGGTGAGATCGACAGCAGCATCAGCGCTGTCAGTCAGCGTGAAGTTAAGCTGAAAGGTATCACCTCGTTTGTGGTTTATATTCGCCATTATACTACCTCAACAGCATCAAATGAAATGCCATAAGCGCTGGCATTATTAATAGACCAAGAACTGACGTTAGACGCTAGGCGGAACACGCCAGTCGGAGACTGGTGGACAACCGAAGTGCCAGACGAAACCACACTTCGCATATGCGGCCAGATGTCTACGGTTGCATCACCGTTAGAGTCTAGGTTTGTGTCAGTCAGAACTTTGTGCAGGGTACGGTCGGAACCTGTACCAATCTGGATGTAGTCACCCGCCCGTAGAAAATTGGTCTTAGCTGGACCTGTCCCCTTTGTCAGGTCTACAGTATCGTCGCCGACAGCAGTAGCAGACCCAAGGGTCACAGAAGTAGCTGCAAGAACCGTACCTCTCGGCGTAGCCATGTTAGGGTCTCCCAGATAGAAAGTCCCCCGGCGACCTTTAAGGGATAGTAGGAAAGCTACCCACTCCTCAGCAAGGTCTTTGCGGACAGGAGGGATGGAAATTGAGGCTTCCCAACGCTGGCCCTGATGCACCACAGTCTGTTGCACAAAGGTGAAGGGGGACTCGCTGACAGCTACTACGTTGTTAGCTCGTAGCTCAATCTGCTCGATACCTATTGTAGTGGGTATTGAAAGGGGATAGGTGATAGCCATTAGCTAAAGACCCTTCGCATTTGACCGCCTCGTTGGCGGGAGTTTACAATCTGAGCCTCGGTCATTTTAGCAATGCCCGGTGCAGCCTCAGCAATAATCTTCTTGACAGACTCATCGCCGTTAGCAGCAAAGTTGAAGCTCTGGTGGACAGTTACGTTGCCACCGCCTTCTACGCCCAGCTTACCTCCAGCGCCTCGCTTCAGTGGCAGAATAGCCTCTGGACCTGCCTCACCCATGAGACCAGTGCGACCACCAGACATGCCAAACAGCGTTGGAGAGTTGACTACGCCGCCATATGCAAATGGGACCACGTTGCCATTGTTGATAGCTGCCCCGTTAGCTGCCGGGAAGAGGTTGCCCAGCAAGCCACCCACTACACTGCCGCCAACGGCGGTCGGAGATAGCGCATTTGTGAGAGACTCAATCAAGGGCTTCCAAATCAAAATCTCTAAGATATGCTCCACAATAGCAATACTCATCTTCTTGAAGGCATCGCTGGCAGTCTCAGTGCCGCTTGCAATATCCCTAAAGGCACCAATGAAGCTGTCAGACAACAGACCAGCAAGCTCAATCTGTCGCTCAATCTGCTTTCTGTTTTCTTCTGCTGCCGAGGTAATGTCAAAACCAGCCCTTGAGCCTGCCTTCGGCATCTCAGGCCCAATAGCTTGGCCATAGATCGACGCAGGCAAGGTTTCTTTAGCTGTGCTTACAATTTTACGCCTAGCTTTCAAAAGCTCTTCTGCGGCAACTTGCTCATCGTTAAAGCCCTTCAGACGTACCTTAAGAGCGTTCTCAAAGTCCCCCATATACTTCTGTAGCTCAAGGGGGTTCATCAACTGGGATTGCAAAGCACGTTCTGCGGCGACAGCATCAGCAATCATGTTTTCCATGCTGATTGCTTTGCCTGCTTGTCCAGCACTCATGCCAGATTTTAGAAGCTCAAGTCTTCGAGTAGAGTTAGAAAACTTTTGCTCTAGGCTTTGGTTAATACGGTCTCTGGCTTCTTCCAGACGTACAATCTCGATTAAGAAGTCTTTTTGCTTCTCTACTTCAGAAGTGTTCTCTTCTTGCGCAGAAACTACATCTCTAAGAGTTAGCTCAAGTTCTTTCCCGTATTCTACCAAAGCCTCTTGACTTGCCTCACTAAGCCCAAGGTCTTCTGTGTATTTTTCCAGTATCTCTGCTACACCAGCAATGGCTGCTTTCAGAGACTCTGCGTTAGTAGGATCAACGCTACTAAGATTTTGGATAAAATCGTTGGCCTCAACCAGTTCTTGGTTAATAGGCCCCAGAACCCTTCTAGAAACCAGAAGACTTGTCTCTAATTTTTTACCAAAGAGTGTCATCCGATCTGGATCAGATGCTTTCAAGAGCTTGTCTAAAACAGATTGAGACTCTTCTACTGCACCCTTTAGCTTCCTCTTAAGGACAACATCAGAAAAATACTCTACCTCTTTTCCTAAGCCATCTTTAAGAGTACTGGCAGAAAAAGAGGCCGCACCTCGAAACTCTTCAAGGGCCTTTCTCGACTCTTCTATTAGGTCAACAAAAGATTTAAAAAACGTAGAGCCATCAGCCAAAGCTCTTACAAGCATGGAGCCAATAACCAGAGCTACACCAGTTACAGCACCAGCAAGACCCGGTAGGAGGCCAGCTAACTGCGCTCCTTGCTGTGAGAAAGCTACAAGGACATTCTGACCAGATTGTACCTGTACAAAAAAGTCACCAAACTGATACCCCGCATTCTGGATGGTGGCATTCATACGGTTGGTGTTCTTGCGAATACCAGTCATAGATGCTGTAGTACGGTCAATCTGTTGCTTAGTTCGACCATAGGCTTTGCCAAGGCGCTCTACTTCAGCAATAGCTTGTTTTTGTGTAGCAACACCAAGACGCATCGCATCATTGACTTGCCGCACAGCCTTATTAAACTGACGCTCCTTGTCGATCAGAGGCTTTAGCTTTGCCTCAAAGCGGCTGGTAGCACCTCTAAGCTCTTCTGTATGCTGCGTAGCACGCTTCAACTCCGAAGAGTCTACGGTGATCT